TCGAGTATCGAATGCCACGACATTATGTGTAAGATTGGTGAGGTAGTGGTTGTTGGTGGTGTTCGTCGTAGTGCTATGATCAGCCTGTCGAACCTGTCTGATGACCGTATGCGTCACGCTAAGAGTGGTGCTTGGTGGGAGAATGAACCGCAACGTGCTTTGGCTAACAATTCGGTAGCCTACACTGAAAAGCCTGATGCTCTGTCGTTTATGCGTGAGTGGATGGCCCTAGTGGAAAGCGGCAGTGGTGAACGTGGTGTGTTCAACCGTCAGGCATCTGTGAAGCAAGCAGCTAAGAATGGACGACGTGATGAAAACTATGAGTTCGGGACTAACCCCTGTAGCGAAATCATTCTTCGCCCGTATCAGTTCTGTAACCTTACAGAAGTTGTCGTGCGTGCTACGGACACTATTGACACTCTATCTCGAAAAGTCGAGTTGGCAACTATTCTGGGAGCTATCCAGTCCACCTACACGCACTTCCCTTACCTGCGGAAGGTGTGGCAACGGAACACAGAAGAGGAACGCCTGCTTGGGGTGTCACTAACTGGTATTATGGATAACCCGCTGCTGACGACAAAGAATGCAGCCCTAGAGAGAACACTGGAACACTTACGCAATGTTGCAATTTCTACTAATGTTAAATGGGCTAATCGTCTTGGCATTCCTGTCAGTGCAGCTATTACCTGCGTCAAGCCTAGTGGCACTGTTAGCCAGTTGGTTGATTCTGCCTCTGGTATCCATGCTCGTCATAGTCACTACTATATCCGCACTGTTCGAGGTGATGTTAAAGACCCGCTAACCCAGTTTATGAAAGATCAGGGTATCCCTAATGAGCCTTGCGTTATGAAGCCTGACAGCACTGTGGTGTTTAGCTTCCCTGTCAAGGCACCAGAAGGGGCTGTAGTAACTGAGGACTTGTCTGCGATTGACCAGCTAAAGATGTGGTTGGCCTATCAACGACACTGGTGTGAACACAAGCCTTCCGTGACAATTAACGTCAAGAAGGACGAGTGGTTCAATGTAGGTGCATTTGTGTACGAGCACTTTGACGAAATGTCTGGTGTGTCGTTCCTACCCTATAACGAACATACATACCAGCAGGCACCATACCAAGAGGTAGGTAAGTCTGAGTACGAGCAGCTACTGGCAGTTATGCCCGCCAAGATCGACTGGGCTAAGTTGTCAGAATACGAGAGTGAGGATATGACTAAATCCAGTCAGACCTTCGCATGTAGTGGCGACAGTTGTGAAATTGTTGACTTGACGTAACGGTTGGGGGCTTCGGCCCCCTCCTACCTACGGAGGAAATATGTACGTTATTCTAACTCGAAACCAGTGTAACTTCTGTGATGCAGCTAAGGCCCTGCTTAAAGGTTCTGGTCGTGAATATGTCGAGTACAACATTCAGGATCAGGAAAGCAAGTGGGTGCTTGATCTCTTACGTAAAGCAGAGATTAAGACTGTACCCCAAATCTGGAATAGTGGTGGTGTCCATATAGGGGGCTACACAGAACTTAAAGAGCTGCTAGTAGAAGGGCCGTTATGAAACCTGTACGTAAGAAATTCGACCGGGCACTTTACGAAGCCTACGACACAAAAGCTAAAAATGCACTACGTAGGCACTTAGTTGGTCGTGGTCATTACGTCTTCGACAAGAAAGAAGACTACTTCGTAGACGTGGTTTCATCTAAGGGTGGTAATACCTACTACAACGAGGCTGAAGTTAAGCTGGCATGGGAAGGTGATTGGCCACCAGACTGGGCTGAAATACGTATCCCTGAACGTAAGACAAGGCTACTGGAGAAATACAAATCAGAGAAGGGCTTTCTTAACTTCTACATCTTCGACAAGAACCTAGAGCAGGTGTGGCGTATACGTGACACTTCCTTGACCAAAGAACGACTACGTGAAGCTAAAGGTAGATACATTCAGAAGGGTGAACAATTCTACCACATCCCCTACAGCGAAGCTGAACTGATCAAACTGGACACATAATGGCAAAGATACTCGGCACTGCATGGAAACCAACCCCTAAACCTAAGCGTACGTCACAGACTGACAGACGATCTCGTGTCAAGCTGTCGTCTATGAATAAGTCTAAGAAGCGTTCATACAAACCTAATCGTGGGCAGGGGTAATGCAACAGGAACCTAAGCGGCGGACACGACGAACTAAGACTAAGTTTGACGACAACAAGTCTCGGGTTGATCTAGTCCCCCGCAATGAAAATCAGGCTAAGTATATCGAAGCCCTCAGCACTGCTGACCAAGTGATTGTGTTTGGGCCCGCTGGCACAGGTAAGACTTATGTCGTGTCTACCTTTGCTGCTAATGCCTACCACATGAAAGAGGTAAACAAGGTTGTTATTACTCGCCCTCACATTCCTGTTGGCAAGGACATTGGCTTCTTACCGGGGACACTCGAAGAGAAGTCAGCACCTTGGGCATTGCCTGTCTTAGACGTTCTGGAACGACATCTTGGTAAGGGTGTCGTGGAAACTGCACTAAAGAATGGTAACATTGAAGTTGCGCCCTTAGCCCTTATGCGGGGTCGTAGCTTTGACGACACATTCGTTATTTGTGATGAAGCCCAGAACATTACACTGCCAGAGCTAAAGATGCTCGTCACACGTATCGGGGAAGGTTCTACTCTGGTGCTTAATGGTGACATTCAGCAAAGTGATCTGAAAGAAGGGGACGGTTTAAGTAAGATTATCCACCTGACCAAGAAGCACATGCTTCCTATCCCAATCATAGAGTTTACACTTGACGACATTGTACGATCTGATATATGTAAACTTTGGATAACCACTTTTACCAAGGAAAATCTATGACCGACAACGTAAATCACCCTGCACACTACGGACAAGGTAATATTGAGTGTATCGAATACATCCAAGACTTCCTGACACACGACGAGTTTGTGGGGTACCTACGTGGGAATATCGCCAAGTATCTGCACCGTTGGCGATATAAGAATGGGCTAGAGGACTTACACAAAGCCCAGTGGTACCTTAACCGTCTGGTGCAGGTTCAGGAGGAACGTGGATGTTCACCGCCTTAATACTAGCCTGTAATGTAGAGTTTACCCAGTGTAAGACCTTTATGGCCCCAATGCTATTCCCCGACGAGGAAATGTGTATCCAAGCAATCGGTGGGGGTATCATGGTAGTGGAACAGCAAGGTATGTTGGTCCGAGATTATCAATGTGTCCAATGGGGCACTGACACTTAGACAAAAAAAGCCCTCGACCTTCTTGAGTGAAGGCGAGGGCATAAGTTTATCTGCAATGTCATTTTCGTCTAAATACACCGACGATGCTTCTTATAATCTCTTGCGGTGATGGTATTAGGAACCCACAGAGTAGGCCAAACAACAATACCAACCACACTGGTATCTCATTAACTACAATGGTCTCTACAGCCTCTGTACGGACCTGTGAGGTGCTGTTAGACTGATCTATGGTGTCTACCCTGCTGTTGGGCCTTACGGACACTGTAGGGGCTATATTATTTGTCGTCCCCAAGGTCTGGGTATTTGTCTTGCCCGCCTGTACGTTGGCTGCTACCTGAGTGCCTCCGGTCAGAAGACTTGGTAGCTTGCTGCAACTTACTGTATTGGTCAAAACCAAAAGCAGCAGCAGCAAAAGAGAATACTGGCCAAACCAAGATTTCAATGATTGCGACATCTTTCACCTCTACGATGTAGACTAACCATAGGATTAGTAGGACAGCCAGTTCTCTCTTGTATGTCTTCATTTCTGTCGTGCCATACCTTCGAGGATCACACGGATGCTCTTAAGGTTTTCATCCATACGAGCCAGAGTTACTGCTTGCGACTGTACGATGTTTTCTAGATTGTCTGTCCGAGTCTCTAGTTTAATAATCTCAGTCTTGTTAATATCTACATCATTACGCAGTGTAGCGACAAACCAAATCAATGCTACTGTTTGGCAGGCAATAGCAAAGATAAGGCTGATAGGAACACTTCGTGACAAGTGCCATTCTTGTTCACTCATGCTGGGTAGTCCTCATGTGGTAGTTGAAAGTGAGGGCCATCAGGGAAAGACTTCCAGTCACCACCCCACTCTAGTGGAATATCAAGTTCTTCTGCCGCTTGCTTCATTGCATCAGCAATAGGGTAGAAGTGATCCCAGTCCCAAGTAATAGGCCAAGGGGCTAGGTCTACTGCGTGACCAGTAAGGTGGCGACTGTTCATAGTCTTACTCTTACCAGTATTGTAGAGTTGCTGCTGTCGTTCTTGTGTACGTAGACCCTCAAGAACAGTAAAGTCCTGTTCAGTAATCTCAATAGCACGTTGTACGACAGCTACAAGGTCTGGGTGAACACCATATAACCTACGACGAGATTTGTTTCCTAGTACGTAAGGCATCACCGCAACTCCGCCCAAGCCGCAAGGCCATTACCTGCATTTACCTTGTAATAATGCTGGTCTGGAACAATAAACTGTAGGGCTGGTTGACCAAAATACCCAGACCCCCTTGCAGCTTCCACGTTAGCACTGGCAGTTCCTACATAAGCAATAATAGTCGTTCCACCACTTACAGAGTTGCCTGCTGCTGATACCATAATGGGCTTGCCAGTTGTGTTTTGATACTGCGTATTGTTTGACCGACTGGCCAAAACATTTTGCCAAGTTTGACCAATGCCAACCCCATCGGTCACCAAAGCATCAATAGCAGCTTTTACTTTAGCAGGCGACACAAGGCTTTCTGTGGTCCCTGTGCCAGCTTCCCAAGTTGCAGTGGCTTGGTCACCAATAAGGCCAGTTTGAGTACCGCTAGTATTAACCACTTTAGTGTCGTCAAAGACCTGAAATTGACTTCCAGTTTGATCTAAGTAGCCAATATTAATCCAAGCACTATCAGCTTCATTACGTTGCTTTAGGATATTAGTGCCAGTATCATACCAAAACATATTGGCATAAGTTGTGGTGGGTGCTACGGCCCCACTCGAAAGTGAAGCCAAAGCCTTTAGTGCATTGTTAATGTCAGACCTTGCATTAGAAGCTGTCTGGTTTGCAATATCAAAATCGTGTTGACTCATGTTATCCTCTTAGTATTCTACATCTGCACTCAAGGTCAGGATAGCGGGAGTATAGTTAGTGTTATCGCTTTCCAGAACTGCCTTAAACTTGAAGGCACGACCAGTATAAAATGAACCATTAGCAAGTTCCCAACTACCCCATGTAGGTGTACCTGCTGGATCATCATTAGTTGTGGCGACATAAACAGTCACACCAATATCACCGAAGTTAGCATCCTCATTAGTCCACGTATCCCAGAGATCAGGCCAAGTGTCCCAATTCTGTGGGATAGCATCCCAAAGCAAAGTACCGTTGTCATATCTACGTTCAAAAGTACGATAACCAGTTACACGGGCGTTACGACTACTCCCAGTGTCAATATAATTGCTGAAGAAGTATTCCCCGGTAGGGCTTGCCGCAGAGGTATCATCAATCTCCAATGAGCTAGAAACGACAATAGTATTGCTTTTAGTACCAGCAAAAGTTGGGTCTTCCGTCTGAGTATCAGTTGTGCCAAGCTGTGGTAGATCAGATGGCAAGACAATAACAGTTGTAGCATTCTCACTGAAGTTGTCTTCTTTGTCGTAGGCCCTAATTAAGTAAGTACCACTACGGGCAGGCAAGGCAGCAGAAGTTGCAGGACGTGGGATTTTCTCAATAACCGTAGTCGAGTTACCCCAAGTCGCACCTGTAGTGCTTGAGTTATGCTTAACGACGTAGTGAGACAAGTCTGCATCAGGTATAGCAGTCCAGCTAAGGAACAATGTACCACCGGATAACTCAGCCGAAAGATTAGTTACATCAGATGGGTCACCAATAAAGGCATTGATATCTTGGTCAACAAGGTTAGTCCATTCACCCTTAACACCAAAAGTGTTGATAGCCCTTGCTCTAAAATCGTAGGTACCAGTTTCAAGGTCAACAGCCTCAAAGACGCCAATAGGCCCAGTACCTACAGCTTTCCAGATAGACCCACTGCTTTCCTTAAACTCTACCTCAACCCTGCTAATAAACACATCAGATGATGCAGTAACACTGATACGAGCAATGTTAGAAACCTTCTGGTTAGTAACCTGAGCAATAGCCTCGACAGATACACCAACAGGAGTTACAAAGAACGGAGATGGCAGAGAAGTATTGTCTCGTTCATACACTGCACCATCAGCAATGTCATCAAAGACACTTTCACTGATTTCACGCAGTGTCATGTGGACTTGTAAGTCGTTACCTTCCACAAGACCAAAGGTCCACGACACAACCTCAAACTCTTTATCAGTCCAACCAAAACGGGTATTGCTAAGTTTGATGTTGTCGCCAACTTGTACCTGAAATGCCTTCATGCCGAAAGGAGCCATGACCGTAAGTTGTTGACGATTACGTTCCAAGTAAATATTGGCAATACGTCTTGCCATACCTACATCGGATGTAAAAGCTAGATTAAGGTCGGTTGAAAGCTCTTGGTTGTTATCGGCTATGATAAAGGCATCATTCTTTACTGGCGGGAAGTCTGTAACTTGCCAGTTAGATTCTGCACCTCTCCACACACCATTTACAGTGTTGAAGTTATCACGACGAGAATGACGAGTAGAAACAGATATAGAACTGCGTAAATCATCTTCGTTAAACGATACAACACTGTCTGTCCAGTATGCTGGCTTAACACGCCACTTACCTTGTGCATACCAAGCTAATCCACCCATAGAGCTTAACAATGCCTGCATCAAATCATATGGGGCAGAACCAGTTGTAAAATTACCATTCAAGGTGTAACGAGCAGAACCCGTAAGGGTTGGATAGTTATAGTAATCACACACATTAGCTGCTGTGATAAACAGGGTGTCGTCAATATTGTCTGTGGACTCACCAAGACCATAAGTAGAGTTTGTGATATAGTCACGAATACACAGTGCGGGGTTATCAGACCAAGCAGTTGTTTCAGTGCGTGGGTCATATACCTTCTTACCCTTAATTACAGCAGTAACCTCTGGTACACCGTTAGGGAACACGTCTTGGTTAAAGACTAGCTTAATGTACAGGTAAGCAATACCCCTAAGCCTATGACTTGTCGTCCACTCAGGTACAGCAGCTACTAGGTCATTATCAGCTAACTGGTCAGGTGAGCCAAGGTGTTTCTTGATTGTAACATAACCATTATAACGACTGGGACTTGTTACATTACCACTACCATCAAGAGTAATTAATTCATCATTGATATAAATCTCTTCGAAAGATTCAATCTCATGGCCAGTGAAAGCAATAACTCTGTGTAGGTCTTGGTTACTGTCACCAACACTCCGGTCAAACACCCTAACGCCAGCAGTCTTGGTCTTACCGTAAATTATCTGATGATCAGCGACAGAATTGGTAGTAGTTACACTGTAACCCGTAGCTTGCGGGGCTATTGCGGAAGGCTTTGGCATAAGAGCATTGATGGCGGCACCAATAGCTGTAGTGACAAGGAAATGCCCCATTAACGACAAACCAAAGATTGGGGCAGATACGCCTACAGCAACCCCAGCTGTGGAAATAAGTGCCATACCAGCAGAAACGGCCATATCAATCTCCTAGATATTTAGTGTAGACCCGTTCAATAAGGCCAAACTTCAAGTACGACATCAGTTGATCAAAGGGCTGGTGTACTTTGGTGTTAATCTTAAGCACTGAAATACCATCTTGCTTAAGGCACTTCTCAACAAACTTAATTAACTTGATACCAGTAAAACCCTTACGGTAGTCTTTGTGCAGATAGATTATGTCGTTATCAGCAAAGAGATGATCTTTATAGTGTAGGTTATGACTAATAAGAACGACAAAATAACCTACTAGCTTATCCCCATCCCTAGCAGTGAAAATACGTAAGGCATTAGCATCTTCTAGTGTTTGGTAAGCATCCCAGTCAGGGTTAAGTTTAATCTTCTCTTTGTTGATAGCAATTTCTTCCCAGTGCAGTCGGATAAGTTCTTGGCAGTCTTCTTTACAAGTAACCAAGAACTCTTGCTGGTAAGTAATCATAGATCAATCCACTATCT